CAAGCTCGACGTCAACACGAGCCTTGGCCTGCCCGACGAAGAGGGTCTCACCCTCTGCGTACTTGGCCTGCATGGCCTCGAGAGCACGCTTCTGTGTCTCCGCGTAGCGGATGGCTTCTTCCTTGACGCGCTCCGCCTCTTCCTTGCGGCGGCGCTCCTCATGGAACTCGAACTTCAGTTTCTTGATGCGCTTCTGCACATTCTCGCTGTAGCTCTCGAGTTCGGAGTCGTCGGGAATCTCCGGCTCGGCACCCTCAGGGCGACGTGGCTTGCCACGATCCTGCTCCGGGGTGTCGTCCTCGATCTCGACCTCAAATTTGTCTTCCGATTCCCCACTCATGCTCTGCTATACCCCCTCGGGTCTTCGACAACGGCTTCGACCGTGTCATCGTTGATCAGTCGGAACTCCTTACCAAGAACCTTGAACCTAGTGCCCGAGTAGGAGCGGAAGATGACGAAGTCGCCCTCCTTGCACCAAGGCCCATGCGGGAACTTGTTGGGGTCAGTGTAGGCTTCCGGTCCTGACTTGATGACAAAGCCGATAATTGAGGCCGTCTCCTCGGCCTTCTTCAGGGCCTCAGGCATGAAGACGCCGCCATCGGTCTTCTCTTGAACTTCGGGGATTGCGATGAGGAGCTTATACCCAGTGGGCTCTGGCAGCTTGGCTCTCAGGTGCTCGTCATCAATCTTGTCAGCAGTATACATCTACACCTCATGCAGTGACTTTGGGTGTCACAGTTACCCTTGCGCGACGATCCGCGTGTGGACAGATGTAGAACATCGCGAATCAGTCTTCAAGAAATCTCTTCTCTAGCTCCTTCGCCTCTTCGATCATGTCGAGCATGGCCTGATACCGGCCAGTGACGTTCATGTACTCCTCGTAGTTCTTAGCGCCCCCTTGTGCCAAGAACTGTTCTATGGAGCTCTTCTTCTCCTCGAGCCTGCGGATGAGCAGGCTCATGATCGTATCACTCACCGGTTGCTCCCAGCTGCTTCACGGCTTCCTTGGCGATCTCGACGCCGATCTTAGCGCCCTCGAGACGCTCCTTGCTGCGGGTATCGTTGTAGTCCGTGATGAGGCTCGTCGCGAGCCGCGCCTGCTCGCGTTCCTGTTCGGACTGAATCCGCTCGCGCTGGACCTCGATGTTGGCGGTCTTGTTGGCGAGGTCGAGTTCCATCTTGGCCTTGTCGAGTTGCATCTGGTGCTGCGACTCGGCCTCCTTCATGGCGACTTCGCGCTCGCGAAGCTCCAGTTCCTTCATCTGCATCTGGGTCAGCGGGTTCTGCATCTGCTGCTGAGCCTGCTGCTGTGCAGCCTCTTGCTGGTTCTTGCCGAGGAGTTTCTGTGCCGCCTGAGCGACGATGCGCGACAGATCGGCCTCGACATCATCGGGCAGTTGCTCATCTTCGGGCGGCAGCGGGACGCCGAGTTGCTTCTCGACCTCCTTGCGGTACTGCATGGCCACATGCTCGGTGATATGTGCCGACATGGCGTTCATGATGGCACCGGCAAATGGTGACTGGCCGACGAGTTGCTGAATCTTCGGGTCTTGGGCAGCGGCCATGTGGACGGCGATGTGCGCCTCGTGATCCTGATAGAGGAACGCCTTGACAGGCTCCTGCTTGAGGATGGCCATGTTCTCGGTGACGGGGTCTTTCGGCTTGATGTCGTCCGGGAGCTTGATGATGTCGGGCGCGTCTTGGATGCCCAGCACCTCGAGCATCTGCCGGTGCAGCTTGCCCATGTCGTAGAGTTGGGGTGCCTGCTGTGCGAGTTGCAGGGCAGCCTGATACTGCATGATCCGCTGCGACATGGTGGCAGCGTTCGGGTCTGAGACGGGGATGACGTCGATGGTTTTCAGGTCGAAGTCATCGACACGGCTGAAGACTGTCTTGTCCCCAGCGACTTCGTACTCGTAGGCATCGGGCATGAAGTCATGGATGACCTGCGCGAGGATGCGCAGTTCCTTCTTCATCGCCGCGTGCATCCGGGCTTGGACACCAGACATCACCTTCATGGACCGTTCCATGAGGGCGAGGGTCGTGCCAACGGGTGCCTGCGCGTTGATGTCCCCGACTTGGATGTCGGCAACGGAGCCGATGCGGCGGGCCTCTTCTACGATATTCTGGAGGAGGGAGTAGAGAACCCCCGACGGTTCCTTGAACGGCAGAGGGAAGATCGAGTCACGGATGGCCCCGCCGGGGATGTCCACATCCCTGAACTCGCCCGGCTGGATGGGGGTGTTGTCGCCCTTGATACGCAGGCCGCGAGCTTTCAGACCACCCGGCAGGTTGGCGAGAGTGCCCGCGTCAATGAGCTGGCGCAGGATGGATGTAGCTGAGCGCGACAGGCCCCCGATCATGTGCACGAGGCCAATGCCGTAGAACCCGAGCCCCGGGAGGTAGGGGTAGTGAACGAAGTGCGAGCGCTTCTCCTTGTTCTCGTCGTCCTCGTACCAATTCTTGCGGATCGACAGGATGGTCTTGGAACTCTTGTCGATGGTGATGACGTAGGGGCGTGCGATGCCGTCCGGGTCGTTGTAGGGCTCAGGCAGGTCGTAATCGACGTGCATCTCGAGGAGCGTGTGCCGGTCATCGTCCGCGCCGGGCGACGTGACCCCTTCTACCTCGTCGTACTTCTCCTGAATGTCGCTCTTCTCGAAGACGGCGGGCGGAAGTTCGACGTCGCGATAGAAGCCGTTTGCCTGCAACTTCTTGATTTCGTTGGGGGTCTTCTTCATCACATGGGTGTAGCGCTCGGCTGACTCGATGTTGGACGAGCCGTAGTTGATGATGAAGTCCTCGGCGGGCACGAAAATGGAGATGGGCCGACGCTTGAGCGGGTCGTAGTAGACCTTCTTGAAGGCGGAACCAGCGAGAGCGACACGGAAGAGCATCTGCTCCGTCTCGTCGCGGTATTCGACCATGCGCTCGGTGATGATGTAGTTCATCTCGTTCTGCACACGGTTCGACTGCTCGAACTTCTCCTTGGTCATCTTGCCGACGATCTTGGTACGGGCAGGTCCAGACGCGGGGAGAAGCTCACTGATTGCCTGCGCTTGGAAGCGCACGACAGATTCTGTCAGGACAGGATGGAAGACACCGGCTGCACCCTGCCAAGGGATGGTGCGCTCTTCGAACTTGAGGCCGAGCAGATCGAGGCCCTTGACGTAGGTGTCCGCCCAGTCCTTGCGAGAGTTGCGGTCGGACATGAAGCTCTCGACGAGGTCCGAGGCAATGGCTTCCAGATCGGCTTCGTCGATGAACTCGGCATAGTTGGAGTTGTGCTCAGGCCCCATGATTTCTTCGGCGATGTCGCCTGTGAAATCTATGACGAGGGTGCCGTCATCTTCGGTGGTGATGGAGACTGCCTCCGGGTTGACGACATCAACCTCAAGGGCGGCAGCGTCGGGGTTGCCTTCGACCTCGAGATCGAACGGCTCCATGGGCTTTACGACGGCCATCTACAGCTTCCTTGATTTATGTCAGCGTGCCGGGCGCGGTGGCAATAGACCAGCAATGCCGCGACGCTGCCTTGCGGAACTAAGACGTTGAGCGCTCAACCTTTGCTGGGTTGGGGTTATGGGCTGTGCTGCTGGAGATGCTGCTGGCTGCATAGCCGCTGGCTGAATAGACTGGCGCTGGCGTTCTGCCTGCTGCTGACGAAGCATCATCAGTTCCTGCATCATCTGCTGTTGAGCCTGCTGCTGCATCATCTGCTGTTGCTGGTTGTACTGTTGCTGCTGCTGGGCGATTTCCTGCTGCGCTGCATTCATCGCCTGAAACTCAGGTATGTTGGCGAACGGGTCTCCACCCATGGAGGCAGCTTGCCTTTGTTCAGGCGTCATGCGGTCAAAGTTGCGGAAAGCGTCAGTGTTGGTGAACTGCTGTTGTAGCGACTGCAAGCGCTCAAGTTGAGCCGGTGGCGGCTGAAACGGCTGCATCTGTGACATCTGGCCAAAAGCCTGTGGCGGCATCCCGCCAAAGGACTGCGGCGGCATCTGCTCCAAAGGTTGCCCAACGGAAACTTGGCCTGCGCCCGGCGATGGTTGCCCAAGTGGCCGTAATGGCGGTCTCGCCACAAAATCGACCGCAGAGATCGTAGGTGGGTACGCGGTAGCCTGAGCATCGCTGACTAATTGCGGCGCTGTTCTGGCTGACGCGCCGCCCTTGAGACCTGCGTTAGAGCTAGATGGACCCATTCCCATGACGTCTCTCCTTCCGGATTTCAGACACTATACAGTCAAGTGCCGCGTCTAGCAATCTTGGTTCAGTAGTATGGCTCTCGTCTCGGCGCTCTGTAGTTGTCCTCGTCCCACTCGTCTGTCGGCAAGCGGATGAACCCGCCCTGACGGAATCTCAGCAGCGCCATCACCGTGGAGTCCACGAGGTCATCGTGGCTTGCGAACGGGAACCCTGCCACCTCCTCCACGACCTCCTCGGCCCAGCGTGTCGCGGGCACCCAGACAAATCCTGACGCCAATATGTCCGACACGGAGTTGAGGCGGGCCATCTTGTCCCCGGTCCCCCGGTGGGGGGTGTACTCCTGCACGGCGATACCCATCCGCCGCAGTTCTTGGAACACTGCCGTCCCCGCGCTCTTCTTCTCGACGATGAACGCGTCCGGGTTCCAATACTTATACTCGTCTAGGCATAGCTGCTTGAGCTCGGGGAACTCCAAGCGCCTCTTTATCGAGTTGAGCAGGATGATGTGGTGCCCACCCTCCTTCTCATTGAGGAACACTCCCCATGTCGTCAGCGCTGTGAAGTCCGCACGGTTGTTAGTCTCGGCAGCGGCGTCGAGAGACATAATGACGAACTCTGCGGGCGGCGGGTCGTCGTCGGGCCACAGCCTCCACCACTCTCTCTTTACTATCGCAGCCTCTTCAGCCGTGGGCTGCTGCTGATACTGCGCGTTCCACTGGAAGACAGGCATGCTGGCCTTGGTGCGCAGCAGCGCCGGGACATCGAAGAACTCAGGCCACAGGGCCTTCTGCACGGTCCGCGCTTCCCCGGTCTCCGGGTCGGTCTGCTCGACGTCCAGCAGGGCAGGAAACTCCACTACCTCGTACTGATCGGCGTCGTCATTCTGCGCCATGTCGCGCACCAGCCGCCCAGTGAGGTCGTCCATGTGCCAGCGTGTCTGCACCACAGCCACCCGTCCGCCCGGCATCAGACGTGTTCTCGCGCCGAAGGTGAACCACTGGTAGGCTTTCTCGAATACCGAGAAGTTGCCGTTCAGCACGTCCTGTTCCGAGTGGGGGTCGTCCACCAGCAGCAAGTCTGCACCTCGACCAGCGATAGAGCTACCTATACCACAGGCAAAATACTCGCCCCCGAAGTTCGTGTTCCACCGCCCCGCCGACTTGCTGTCCGCAGCGAGGCCCACGGCAGGGAAAATCTCCTTGTACGCGTCGGTGTCGATGAGGTTCCGCACCTTGCGCCCGAAGTCCACCGCGAGGTCCGTGGTGTGGGAGACCATCATGACCTTCTTGCCCGGGTTCCGCCCGAGGAACCACGCAGGGTAGTATATAGAGACGAGCTGGCTCTTGCCGTGCCGGGGCGGGATGTTGACGCACACCCGGTCCTCGTCCCCCCGCTCCAGCGCCATGAGGTGCTTGGCGAGGATTCTGTGGTGCCTGCCGACCTTGTACGACGGCTCCATGATCTTGCAGAACTCGATCAGGTCGTCGCGTGCAGCTTGCAGCCTCTTGCGCTTCAGAAGCTCATCCAGCAGCTGTTCGACCTCCAGCGCCTCGCTGTCGGTCAACGCATCGACGTTGGCGAGAAGTGTCCGCAGTTCCTTCTCCGTGAACGCAATATCGTTCACTGCGCTCACTCCACGTCATCTATAAGCTCCGCATCTTCTGCGGGCGTCACGTCCACCATTCTCTGCAGCTTCTCCCGCAGCCGGGCACGGATGTCATCGGTCGTCTGGTGCGTTACGGTCACTTCGCTGCGCTCCACGAACAACCCGACGTCGGAAAACTTGCCCAGAAGCTCCAAAGCCTTCAACCGCACCCTCGGATCGGGGTTTTCGGTCTCCTGCACCAGCTTGTTGGTCACCAGATGGCGTATCTGCACCACATCTTCGACCACTTTGTGGCCAAAATCCTTCAAAATCTGCTGTGTAAGCAGCAGAGCAGCCGGTGTCAGGGTCGCAATCCGCCTAGTAGTGCCTGTTTTCTCGGTTTCAGAGGGGTCTGCGGCATACGCCAGCGCCAACTGGGCAGCGGTCTCTTCATCTTCCGAGTCTGGAAGCACCTCCAGCCCGGCTGCAGCCAGCAGATTAGCGGTATTTGCGGCGGCGGTGATGCTCTCTTCGAAGCTAAGCGCTGCGTTTTTCTTGTCCAAAGGCACGTTTTCTTCCGGCATGAGGTGCAGGGTCATGGTTTCCCCCGTTTAGACGCATTTCGTGACTATATAGTATAGTGGGGGTTTTGCAACGTGGGACTCCTGCACCCCCTTTTCCTATACAAAGCGCGCCGAAACCGGTGGGTAGATGGAAAAAAGACCCCCCCACCCCCCTAAGTTCTACTCTCCCGCGTGCTCCACCGCATACACTGTTCTAAATGTTCCGGAAAAGTTCCAAACGTGGGGGATTTGTGGGGAATAGTATGTTAGGGTTGCGAGCCCGCCGTGCTGGGTTAGGGGGGTCGCCCCCCGGTGGGGTCACCGGATGTCACAAAACGACACGTTAGGGCGCGCCCTAACGCAAAAACGTAACTATTGCGCCTCGGACCATGCCATAAAGGGTCATCGGGAACGGAATGGTCCTGCCCCGATATGGCAACGAAAGGGAAATGCCATGACTCCTGAATTCTTCACGAACGCAGTCAAAGCGCTGCGAGTATCGTTCGACGCGCAAGGCCTTGCGGATGAGGCGCAGGCGAAGGCGAATCTCGCATGGATCGCGGCCGACGGGGTTTTCGCGGCCGAGTATGACGCAGATTGGTTCAAGTATGCCAATAACCCCGCGACTCATGGGGTTATCGACAATCGGCACCCCGAGGCCTTTTCGTCGATCCGCGCGATGTGCGCCCGCGCTGCGACGTCGGATGCCGAGTATGAACGCATCCGCGCGTTCTGCGACGATCCGACTGTGGAAACGACCGACAAACTGATTGCCGATGTGCGCGTCACGCGCAGCGGAAAGCGTGTGACGGAAAAGGTCGAAAAGACCAAGAAAGCGTGGCAATCTTGGCGGTCTGATCAGGTCCGGGCGTTTATCGACAAGGTCAAGACGGCGCGCAAAGGCATCGAACCCCGCGCGCCTCGCGTCAAGAAGGCCGCGATTGAGCAACTGCGCGATCTTATGGTCAAGGCCGAGCGTATCGTGCAGAAGGCCGACGCGGGTGCGTTCGAGATGGACGTTGTGGGCTTCCAGAACAGTCTGCGCGCCCTTAACAAAATGATCCGATAACTACCTTGCCCCGCGCCGCAAGGCGCGGGGCGGGGGGGGGGCGCCCCCCCCCCCCCCCCCCCCCCCCCCCCCCCCCACCAACAGAGGATAGCAACCATGCACAGTGAATATCCCAAGGCCTACACCGATGCCTGCCTTATGCTTGTCGAACTTGCCGCTGATGGAATCGATGTGTGCCGCTACGCGAACGACTTGCGCGCGGCATACGATGACTACGCCGACACAAGCAACGATGAACGATATAAGCGCGCCCTTGAGACGCTCTTGCGTGCCTACGGACGCATGCTGCGATACGTCTAACATCCTGCCCCCAGCGCCGCAAGGCGCTGGGGGTTTTTTCATGTCTGCTCGCCCGCCCTTCGGGGCGGGGCTCGCATGCCAGTTTCCAAGGCTGCATCGAGCATAGGCACCGACCACTCTCGGCGAGGCCGCATGTCGTTAGACCGCCCACTAACCGGGCGCTGCTATGCCAGTTTCCATGGCTGCATCGAGCATTGGTCCGCGCGGTGTTCGGCGGCGTTAGGGAGCGCTCTAACCGGGCGTCCGCTGGGCGGAAAAACTAAGCTCCCACGTCTGCGTATCGCTGCAAGCTTGCTGCGAAAGCGACGCCTAGGAGCTTACCCGATTTTTCAGTTTTGTCAACCCCCCGAAAACCAGTTTCTTGGGCTGCATCGAGCCAGTTAGGGGCTCTCCTAACGCCTAACTATTTGATTCTAAACGAATGTTCCGATTGTAGCCGATTTTGGGCCTAATGTTCTTCGTAAGCCATTGATTTATCACAATGTTCCGAATGTTCGCACGAAAAAAAGGTAAAGGTTTTGCCGCAAAATCTCCCGGACCCTCCAG